ACTACGCCAGGCGTTTTGAGCTGCGGGGGCAGAAGGTCTACGACCGTGACACCCGTTCCACCAAGTTTGACGACACCATCACCGAGATTCGGGCCGATGTGGTGTGGCTGCTGGATTGGGATTCCTGCCCTGAGCCCTACAACCGCTACGCGACCATGCGGGCCGCCAGGGTTTTTAGTGCCAGGACCCTGGGCAACGACTCCCTGGTGCGCTTTTCAGCAGCTGATGAGCAGGCAGCACTGACGGAGCTGCAGCGAATGGAGCTGGAAAACAACGAATACAACCTGCTGACTGGCGGTCGCGGCCTCAGCCCATTCCCCACTTACCAGCCTGGCTTTGGCCTGCTGCGGAACCTCCAGGGAGGCCGGGTCATTGGCTGATCTTGTTAGCTACACCATTCCATCGCTGATCCAAGGGGTCAGCAACCAGCCGGATGCGCAGCGTGATCCAACGCAGGGTGAAATCCAGATCAATGGCGTGTCGTCCATTGCCGAGGGGCTGCGAAAGCGTGATGGCACCAGGGTGATCGCCAAGGTGTCGGACACCCCGTTTGGAGATGCCTTCATTCACAGCATCCTGCGGGATGACAACGAGAAATACCTAGCGATCATTACCAAAACGGCAGTCAAGGTCTTCGACCTGGCCGGCACCCAGTTCACGGTCAATGCCCCTGGGGGCTACGGCTATTTGACCAACGTGACCGATGCCCGGCAGCAGATCAGGGCATCCTCGATTGCCGACTACACCTTCATCTCCAACACCAACACGGTGACCGAGATGGACCCGGCGCTGGCGCCGCAGGCAACCCGCCCAAGCCCACATGAGGCCCTGGTGTGGGTCAAGGCAGCCAACTACGGACAGAAATACAAGGTCACGGTCAATGGTGTAGCGGTAACGGTCACTACAGCTGTGACCCCGGTGGTCAGCACCGGATCAATAGTGACGGAAAACCGGATCAGCACTGCTGACATTGCAGCGCAGATCAGTGCGGCGTTGCTTTACGGAGCGGTCACGGCGCTGACGTTCACGGCATCGGCCACCACCTTGGTTGGGGTCAAGAACGCGCTGCCCACCACCACGGATGGGAGCGGATCGGGACTGCTTGTGGATGTGACTGGCGCTGCTGGTTTTGTCTCAGCCTGTGCGATCAGTGCTGGTGGAGTGGGCTATCAGGCGGGCGCCAAGATTTTTGTGGCCCGCTACTTGCTGGATGGGGGCACCGACACCACGCCGGTTCAAGTGGCGACTGTTGGTACTGCAGCAGCTGGTCTGTTGAGTGGCGTAACGATTAGCCAGTCGGGGTCGGTGTTGTGGCTGCGATCAAGCAGCGCGATGACAATTGCCGCTTCGGATGCCAGGGCCAATGCCGACATCACGGCAATCCTGAGTCAAGTCCAGGCATTTACTGAACTGCCCACCATCGCCCCTGTGGGGTATCAAGTCGAGATCACGGGCGACCCCGGCAACAACTTCGACGGGTATTACGTCGAGTTCAAGCCCAAATCCGGCACGTTTGGCGAGGGCACCTGGAGTGAGGTGGTCAGCCCTGGAGTCGAGTACAAGATCAAGGCCACGACCATGCCGCACATCCTGGTGCGACTGCCCAGCGGGCAGTTTCATTTCGGACCCGCAGATGGCAGCACCCAGGGCGGAGTTGTTCTTCCCGCTTGGGGGCAGCGAACGGCTGGTGACTACAACACCTCGCCAGACCCCAGCTTTATCGGATACGCCATCAACGACCTGACGGTTTACAAAAGCCGGCTGGTGATGCTGGCCGACGAAAACATTATCTTGAGCCGCACCAGGGAGTTTTTTGAGTTCTTCCCCGAGACGGTGACCACGGTGCTCGACACCGATCCGATTGACCTGGTGGCCAGCAACAACCGGGTGTCGGTGTTGCGTTACGCGGTGCCGTACCAGGACGAATTGATCCTGTTCAGCAGCCAGTACCAGTTCCGCTTCAACGCGGCTGAGACGGTGCTGACACCTGCGACAGCGCAGATCACCGTGCTGACTCAATATGAGCTGGACCCTCTCTTGCGGCCCCAGCAGGTTGGTGGCGGGATTGTGTTCTGCCAGGCCAATGGTGGCTGGTCCCAGTTCCGGGAGTTCAGCTTTCGTGGTGCCGGCACGGCCCTTACCGCCGACACCCAGGACCTGACCGCTTATGTCTCCTCTTACATCCCAAGGGGTGTTTATAAGGCGGCGGTGAATGACACTGGCAATTCCGCGTACTTCATAAGCAGTCAGACCGGGTACGAAAACCGGATCTACGTCTACAAGTTTTTCTTCCGCAACACCGGCAACGGTGCAGAACGGGCCCAAAGCAGCTGGAGCTACTGGGAGTTCAAAGGCAAGGTGTTGCAGGTCATCTGCATCAGGGAAGTGCTGTACTGCCTATTCCAGCAAGGCAGCCAGGTTTTCCTTGAGCTGATCCCAGTGCAAGACCGCTCCAACACAAGCGTTTACCCATTGCTGCTGGACCGAGAGATAAGCACCACAACCGACACGCCAACCGCCCTGCGGGTCGCGCCCGGTGTTTACAGCGCCATCACCAAGCAGACGACCTGGACCCTGCCATTCACGATGCTGGCGCTGACTGAGGCGTGGTCCGCGCTTACTCAGTCAGCGACATCCACTTCTGGAGGCTTTGTCGGGGGAGTAAAGCTCGCAAGTGCCAGCTCTGGCAACACGCTGACGGCCAAAGGGGACTGGTCTACCGCTGAAGTGTTCTTTGGGGAATCTTTTCAGTTCCGCTATCGCTTCAGCCGATTTAAGTACATGAAAGAGCTGGGCGGCGGAAAGGCATCAGCCAATTACATGCGCACCCAAGTAAGAAGCGCCAAGCTTCGTTATCACGAAACCGGATACTTTGAGATCCATGTGTTTCCTGAGTACCGAGAGCCAGGCAAGTACATCTTTGATGGGACTGTAATTGCTGTTAGGGATAGCCGGATTGGTCAGTTGGCATCGGACGAAGAGGATGCCCAGCGGTATTACGAGGGCGTTTTCAACATCCCAATCATGAGCCGTGGCAACCAATGCCTGGTGGAGATCAGAAACCCCACGCCGCACCCGTGCAAGTTCTCAACCTGTGAATGGGCAGCAATCCTTAGCGGCAAGACGCGAGGTCTCCAATGAAGTGGGCAACGGCGACTGAGGAGCGAGTCACGCACATTGCTCAGCACCTCCGCAAAGAAGATCGGCGGGAGGTTCTGGCCAGCCATGGCCTGGCTGGCGAGCAGTGTGTGATGAACAGCTGGAGGGCCAGCGCAGTGGTGCGCTGCATCTGTTTAGACGACCAAACCCCAGTCGCTGTCTGCGGTGTGGTTGAGGCAGAGCACGGCGGGGTGATCTGGCTGCTGGGGACAGATCGCCTGTTTGAGACTGCTGCCGACACCCGCCAGTTCATCAGGGGTGGAAAGATCTGGGTGAATGGGCTAATAGATGACTGGGGGCAGCTCCATAATTGGGTCTACAACAAGAACCAGCGGTCCATGGTCTGGCTTCGCTCCCTTGGGTTCACCATTCATCCGGCATCACCCATGGGGCCTTTTGCTGAGTTGTTCTGCTACGTCGAGAGGAGGGCCTGATGACTATTGACCCCGTATCAGCGGTAGTCGGTGGCGTATCAGCCATTGGCGGGATCTTCCAGTCCATTGCCGCCGACAAGGCAAAGAAGCAGGACTACCTGAATCAGAGCGCCTATGCCAGTGCAACTGGAGCTTTCAACCAGTGGCAGGCTGGGTTGAACCAGAGAATTAACACTCAAAACTCGCAATATCAATACTGGGGTGAGACGGTCCAATACAACCAGCAGCTGGCCTACACGGGGCAGCTCAGGAATTACGAGCTAGCCAAGGAGCTTGCCCAGGCCGACCGGGTTGGCCAGGCCCGTGCTGGTGCAGGCACCAACTACGCCATCAATGCCACCGTCACCGCCAACCAGCTGCAGGAGCGGGGGATGCAGGAGGCCGTAGCGATGCAGCAGTACGCCTACAGGGCGCTGCAGCAGTCGTCGGCCTACCAGGCAATGGCGCAGGAGGGCAGGACGGCTGATCGCTACATCGCCAACTTTGCCCGGCAAGCCGGTGACTACAACACCTTGATGCAGATAAACCAGGGCCTGCAGGACCGGCAATACCGGAATGATCAGCTGGGGAACATCACCAAGTACCTGAACGAATACAACAGCCAGCAGTTCTACGAGCCCACGCAGTACGTCGATCCAGTGGCTCCATTCCCGCCGCTGCCTTCCTTGATGATGCCGCCCCCACCATCAATGAAGGGTGGAGCGCCAGCAAACACCACTGGCCTTGGCATCGGCACCGCTCTGCTGGGCGGGGTGAACGCCTACATGACTACCAAAGCAGCCATCAAGTAAGCCATGTCACGCCCCCAGGACCTCCCCGAAGGCCAGATCGCCCCAGCCGCCAGGGGCGTCGATGCCTTCTTGCGGCCTACCGACATTCAGGTAGCCGCCCCATCTCAGGCCCCTGCTTTTGGCAACCCGAAGGGGATGACGGCCCTGGCCGTATCTGGGACACCCAGCGTCCAGGGGTACAACAGCTCCGCTCAGTTGGCCGAGGCCCTGGGCCCTTTCATGAAGGAACTGACCCAGACCACCCAAACCGTTGGTCTGGCCTACGCCGGGTGGCGGATAAACGAAGGCGAGGCTCAGGCGCAGGAAGCTGTCCGTCGGGCCCAGGCGGCCAACGACCAATCAACTGAAGCGGGTCAGCTTGAGTACGCCGCTGCCAACCGTGCGCTGGGGGTGAAGGACCCGCAGGCCGGCTGGGCCATGCACGTTCTTGACCCCTACACCCAGCTGGGCTGGGAGCGGGGCAAGTCCAAGGCTGCAGGGCAGGAGATTGAGGCGGGCATGGCTGGGTATGTCGCCAAGAACTCAGGCCGCATTGACTACAAGGCCCCTGACCAGGGGTTTGGTGCGCTGCAAACCATCCGGTCTGAGTACATCACCCAAGTCACCGGCAAGTACGGGATCAGCGATAGGAGCCACGGCTTTCAGAAGTACGCGGCGCCATCCATCGAGAAGGCCAGCGGGCGTGTAGCCCAGGCGATGGTGGAGGACCGGGCGAAGTTCTTTGACCAGAACAAGCCGCAGGAGCTGTCGATGCTGATCATCAACAGCCTGACGACCGCTAATTCAACCGGGACGATTGAGTACGGCGGCAAGACGTACACCAAGGCAGAAGGGCCCCTGTTTGAGGTGGCGCTTGGGCTGAAGGTGAACGAAGAAGCCGAAGC